ATCTTGAGATAAGAATAGTAAGTCACCACCTATTTCTATAACACTGTCTGTAGCTAGACATCCTAAGTCATCAGTAACTGTTTCTAAAACAAAGTTAGATATATTATTGCCAACAAGTTTACGAATATTGTTACTTCCAAAAATAAACAGCGCATCTCTAAAAGTCTTTATTGCTACTATAGGAAAACCTACATTTATTATTCCAGACCCATTTGCTACACTAAAATCTGTTTCTGCTAAAGGAGCACTAAAATATAAATTAGTATCTTCTGCAGGATCACCCGCTAAAAATAAATGATTTTTAAATACATCAGAAAATTTAGGATCTGTAGGAGCACTGCTATCAAGTATTTGTCTATATGTTGTACCATCATAAATGGCTGCAGGATTTATACCATCTGTTAGTATTACCTTTGGGCTACCAAAGTTATATTTTGTAAATCTTACCTTAGTTACACCTGACATAGTAGGATTACTAGTTCTAAATAAACCTGTTCCTGATCCTACTTCAATAGCTGCTGCTGTCCCTGCACTTACAGCTATTTGTGTAATTGTATTAAAGTACTTTGTGCTGCTTACTGTAGTATTATTTGGACCTGTTACCTCTTCTGTTTGTGCCGCACCTAAAAAATCCGTACCTGTAATTGTAAAAGTTTTACCTGACTCATCACCTGTTCCAAAAAAGGTAACTTGTCTAGGTTGTTCAGATGCAGCAGTTGTAAAGTTTACAGAACCGCCAGAAGCTAACGCACCATTTATTGTTAAGTTACCTGAACCACTTGGAGTTTGAGATGCACATACACCATCTCTATCATTTGCAATAACATCACAGGTTATTTCTCCCCATGATGTAGAACTATTAATATACTTGTGTAAGTAGTTACTACCACTAGAGGGTTTACGACAAGCTAGTATACCATCGTTAATACCATTAGCTACACAAACTCCAAGAACACTTCCTGTTCCTGTAACTGTACCATAGTTATTAGCAAATCCATTTATTTTTCTGTAACCACCAGTAACAGCAGGTTCATAATTGATAAGAGCAATAGCAGATCCAGGTTGATTTTCACCCTGAGATAACACATCTCTACTAGTATTTAGCCCACCTTGACAGAATACTTTAAAGGAAGCTAGATTGTCAGCCATTACATTATTCTACCTAAAACTTGATTGGAAGAGTTAATTCTATCAACTACAGTTGATCGTACTCTTAACTGATCATCTACAAGAACTCTTCGCATCATTTTTATACCATCTTCAAAATTTTGTTGATGCATTGCAGCACTCTGTTCGTTAGACCTAAATCTCATCATGTACATCATAGCTCCATCAATAACTACATGATTAAATCTATCTGGTATAGAGCATATATCATTAAAATCAGATAGATCTGAAGGAAAAAAGTAATACACGTATTCTATTTGATATGTATTATCAGGGATAGGAGTAACTCCAAATTTTTCTTCGTTAGTTTTATAGATAAGTGTAGGTGCGGATATACCTGTTTGATTTCCTGTGTCATCAAAGTGTCTATACCTTTGGATATATTCATCATATGTAATTGACGGTAGGTGCATTGGGGTGTTATCAACAGACGTTAATTTTTTAATATAAAAAGTTTCCCAGTCTGCACTAGAATAATCAGTAGGGAAATCATATTGTCTTGTCCCTGCTGCTAGTGTTTGTGTCTGTGTTGTTTTAAGAAAAGGAAACTCTTGTCCTGTTTGTATTATATTTCTAATGGAGTTATTAATAGCATCTTTAGAAAGTGCCTGAACGTTACGAACTGTATCAAACCCATCACCTGTGATATCTAGCGTAACTTCGTTTAATCTTCTTAAAAGTTGATTAACCAGTGTTATATAAGTTGCCATTAAAAAATCCCTTAGATAAGGTTAAAGGGGCCAGTTTCCTAGCCCCTTAAGTTAGTTAAGCAAGTGTATCACGATCTACTTCTTGAGCAGTACCGTCATTACCCCGATCTGTACAGTCCATCAAAACCGCCCAGATACGCATCTTACCTGTAGTAACTGCACCACCAGATAGTGAAGCAATTGTTAGGTCAATGTTGTCATCTGCGACTGCCATTACAGGCTGATAGGCTGCAGGATTCTGTGCAACTACTGCTGCAGCAGATGTTCCGTCAAATCCGTCAACAAATACGTCAGCGTCTACCATTCCAAGGTCTACAGTAAATGTAGAACCATCAGAAGCAGTATCTACTTCAATACCTGCGTTAAGGATCATAGTTCCTTTTTTGACAGCAATCACTGGAATGACATCAGAAGCAGCTAGTGCGCTACCTTTGTCAGACAAAGCAGTTGCTAAATTCAAAACAGTTTGAACCATGTAGGGGCTTCTGCCTGGGGTAGCATTGGCTCCCCTTGCAGCTTGAAGTGTATTATCACCTAATGCCATAATTTATTTCTCCCTTACGCTGCGTTGTATTTAGCAGTTACGATTGCTTCTGGACGAAGAATCTTTCTGCCATATAGATGCATACCACGAACAATGTCAGCAAAGCTGTCAGGATCACGATATGTTTCAGTCTTACTGATCTGCTCTGCAGTTGCTACTGCTGAGTCATGACCTGCACAGATCACACCATAGTTAGTATTCTGGTTTGCAGAACCTGTTGTACCTGATCCTGTACCTACTGAAGGTAGGTTGGAAGATGAGTACACACGAAAACCGTGTAGGTTATTAAGAACCAAACCATTACGTAGTGCTCCAGACTCACCATAATCAGCATTTAAAAGACGTGAATCTTCGTCTGCCATTATTTCCATGAATACTGGATCTACCACAAGCCAACGACCTTGTTTGTCTACTTGTTGTTGGTCAAGTAAACGAGCCATTCGTGCTACAACCATTGCAGGTGAAGCAGTTGCTGTTGGTAGTGCTGTTGCACCTGGTAAACGTGCTGCTATAGGAATTGAATGATCTCCTGCAGAACCAGTTGTTATGTTACCAAATGAATCTTTGCGTAGTTTCATTGATGTCAACAACTCGTCTGAACCTGCTGTTGCTACAGCTTTTGAACCATTTGTTTGGTCATTAACTGTATCAGCGTCAGAATGTAAAGCAGACTGTTTAAAACCTGATAGATAGCCAAGAACTTCTTGGTCATGCTGATCAGCTAAACGGTATGCTGCACGATCTGTTGCAAGTTGCATAAAGTTTACGTGTGAGTGCGCTTCCTCTATATCGTCAATCTTAAAAGCATAGTAGTTCGCTTTATCTACGACTAGAGAAAAGTCTTCATCATCAAGATCCTGTGCTGTGATGTTTGTGCCTCTAGCATAGGACGACACAGAAATTTCAGGTTCCTTGATAATTTTCACCGTATCTCCTTGTGCGCTGATCTCTCCGAAATAATCAGAGTTGGTGATGTCACCGCACACAGTTGCTTTGCGAAAAGCAAGCTGTACTTTTTTGGAGTATATGATACTGGAAAAGTTACCGTTTGGTAAGTTACCGTATCCTCCTGCTGTTGTAAAAGCCATGATTAAATCCTCCATGATATTTGGCTTTGAGAATAAAGCTTAAACACCTGAAAGAGGCTGTACGTTTTCTAGGGTGCAGAAAGCATTCGGTGGCGCAACCGAATACCACTGGGCCTATACTTAGACAGGTAGTTCTTTGTAGTTTAGACTTTAGAGAAAAGTATCTTTGAAGGTAGTCCTTACGGAGGCTTCAAGTCAGATACTGGTAGTTATATGCTTGACTTAATATATGTCAACCATTTATCTTGCAGAACCAGTTATATCATAAACAAACTTGCCATTACGCATCGCTTCGTTTATTTGATCCTGCTTTTCTTCAAACTCTTTAGATGACATTCTAGATACATCAGACTCTTTAATAGTGCCTTGCACACCTTTTTCATCAATAGAAGTTCGAGAACCTTTAGCAACAGTAGACGCTGCAGCCTTCTTAGACTGTTTCTTAGCTGATATAGTCATACCGTTGTCTATCTTATATAAATCAATTACACGTACTACTGATGCAGGATCATCCATATTTTCATAGAGTGCATCCTTAACCCATTTAGGTTGTGCATCAGCCCAATCATGGAACTGATCTGCTTGTCTTAATTCGTCAAAGTCTTCGTGAGACCTACGAATAATGTTTTCTGCTTTTACTCTTTGAGCTTCAGAGTGAGCGTCATCTAGTTCTTGTAACCGTGATTCAGCTTTGTTGAACATTTCCTGTGCTTTCTTAGCAGCAATAGTTTCAACAATACCTGCAACGTCTGGATACTGTTCTGCCCACTTTTCTATGTCTTCATCAGACTTAGGAGGGACAATACCTTCACGTTTACTTTTATTTTCTAGAGCTTCAAATCTTTCGTTCCACTCTTTTTCCTTGTCTGACATATGCCTACGCAAATCGCCATAACGTTTCTTAAAAGATTTCTCTTCGGCACTTAAGCTACTATCGTCTTCCTGTGCTTCGGTTTCCTCTTTGGTTTCTTCTTGTTTGGAATTGTCTGTGGCTTGTACTTGGGTGTCATCAGCATCTTTGCCACTGGATTCACTTTCAGTAACTTCTTCACCACGAGCCTCTGCTTCTAGTTTAGCAATCTCAGCTTCTTCAGCCTCCATCTGCTTTTGTTTCTTAGTATGGTTATACCCACGATCTACAAAACCTGCAGTCTTTGGTCTTTCCATTTCAGTTAGTTCAGGCATTTAAAGTTCTCCTTTATGTTGGGGCCAGGAACCATTCCTGGGTAGCCTTATCGTTATTGTTTACTTGTTGCCTTTTTTCATTAGTCCACCTTCGGCTCTACCGCCTTTATAAGTTCCAGGTTTAAAACCTGCTTTTTTCAAAGATTTTTTAGCAGATTCTTTTGCAGCTTTACTTGTTCTATCTTTTTTCTTACGTCTAGCTGCTGCAGCTTTTCTTGCTTCGTTTCTAGCATCCTCTGCACTTTTTGGTGCAACAGACAGTTGGGATCTAGTTTCAGGTAGACTACTAACTGGAACAGATTCTCTACCAGTTGGTATTGCTATTGGTGTTTTATCTACAGGTCTAGTAGGTCTAGCTACTGGTCTAGGTGAACTTTTTAATGTTTCAGATACAGGTTTTGTTCTTTTGTAGACACCTTTAGCAGTTGTAGATATATCTCCTTCACCTAAAGCTGCTACCGTTCTTTCCTCAGTAGGATCATACGTCATACCTTCAGGTGCAACTTTTTGCATAAACTTGTTAAAGGCGTTGTCATCTTTAAATATTGGATTTCCAAAAGGATCAGTAGATTTTTTAAATAAAGCTATATCTCTATTTTTTGCAGCAATATCTTTTGCAAATTTATCACCATTCAAAAGACCTTTTGGTACAAGATTTAATTTAGCATCTTTAATAAATTGTTCGTATTGTTGAACCATACTGTCTACTTCTTCTTTAGATGCTCCATTATTTGCAAGAACAATAATGTGTCCTGCAGACTCAGCAGCAGTTTGAATATTTTGTAGTAGACCTCTAGCCCCAGGAACAGGATCTTTGGTTAAATTAGTAATAGTTTGATTTTTTAGAGTATCTAAATTTTTGTAATCATAATCCTTCATCCAAGAATAAGGATCTGTTTCTAATTTAGTTCTTTCACCCCTATCACTTCCTGTTGGAGTAGGTGTAGGTGTTACAGCCTTTGTTTCTGAATACCCTAATTCTTCTTTAAGTCTTTTTACTTCTGCAGCATCAGCTTCACTGAGAGGTAGATTAAATGTTCTTATTTCTCCGTTAGGACCGTATAAAGTTAAGACTGGTGTTTCAGTTGTATCCCCAGGAGTTGTACCTGTTTGTTGTGGCTGACCACCCATAAAACTAAATCCAAGACCATACTGCATAGGATTAAAAGTATTTTGTGCGTAAGAGGGAGCTTCAGGTTGAGAAGAAACAGGAGTTGAGGTAACTGGATTACCTGTTTGATAACCTTGAACCTGACCACCACCTGAATACCCAATGGTGTTTCCTATAGCCTGTGGTGAAGGTTGCCTATACATCTGTTGTTGCTGTAGGTAAGGATTCTGTATAGTACCACCTTCAGCCATACCCATTACTTCTCTGATAGCAGCCATCTCCTGCTCAGATAGTTCCTGGTCATTCACAGGACCACCTTCAGGTACAGGCTCTCCACCTATACGCCCATTGGCTTCCATATCAGCTAGACCCATCTTAGCTTGATCTCTTAGATCCTCAAAGAACTTGACACCGTAGTATCTGACAACATCAGCAGGAACGACATACTCACCCTCAGAGAGTTGTGCAGGAATATCATCTCGTACTTCTTCTGCGAGAGA